GTATTCGATCAGCGTCGCCGAGATCATCGGCAGGGCCTCCCCGATCGCCTCCAGCGCCGCCTCGAAGATCTCTCCGAGCGCCTCGAGCAGGGCGGGGAGGGCTTCTGCGACGCCGCGGACGAGGTCAACGATTGACTGTGTGAAGTTCTCCTTCATCTCGTCGGTGATCTCCTCGCCGTTGGCTGCCGCCGCGATCATCGCGGTGAAGGCCTTCTCCACCTCTGCGACGCCTCCGTAGACCTCCGTCATCAGCGTCGCGCCGAGTGCGCCGAAGTTGTTCTGCACCGCCTCGGCGCCCGTCTTCATCTGCTCCATCGCGTCGGAGACGCCGAGCAGGGAATTGAGGGTGTCCTCGGACAGCACAGCGCCGGACGCCTTCGCCTCCTCCATCATGCCGTGGAGGGCTTCGGTGCCCGTCTCGATCAGCGGATTGAGATCCTTCGCGCTCTTGCCGAAGAGCGTCATCGCCAGCGCGTCCCGCTCCGTCTCGTCCTCGACGTTTCCGAGCGCGTCGATCAGCTCCCAGTACACCGTCTCCGAGTCCCGGAGCTTCCCGTTCTCGTCCGTCACGGTGACACCGAGGGCTTCATACGCCGCGGCATAGCTTTCGTTTCCTTCCGCCGCCTTCTGCATCGCCGCGAAGTTTTTCGTCATCGATCCGGTCAGCGTCTCAGTCGACACATCGACGAGCTCGGAAACCGCCGCATAGGCTTGCAGGGTTTCCACCGCGACTCCCGTCGTTGTGGACAGCGTCGCGAAGTTGTCGGCATACACGGCAGCCTGCGTCGTCGTGTCTGCGATCACCTTTGCGCCGGCCGCGATTCCCGCCGCAGTTGCCGCTCCGACCGCCGCGACCGCTTCGACCGTGGCCTTCGCCGCCGATTTGATCGTATCAAAGCCCGCGGAGACCGCCTGCCCGAACTTCGAGTCCTTCAGCTCGTCGAGCTTGCCCTTCACGCCCGCGACGGCGTCCTTCACCTTGGAGATCGCGGACGATTTGTTCCCGAACTCCTCCTGCGCGTCCTTCGCCTTTTTCAGGGACGCTTCCGCCCCGGCGACCTCGCGCTCGAACTTCCGGTACTCCTCGGTCCCCTTTTCGATCTTTCCCTCGGCGACCATCTGATTGAACTGATCCTGCGCCTGATGGACGGCGTCGACCCGTTTTGCCGCGGTCTCCGCCTGTTTCGCGAGGAGTTCTTCCTTCTGCGCGAGCAGCTCAGTGTTGGTGGGATCGAGTTTGAGGAGCTTCTCGACGTCGCGGAGCTCCTTGGACAGGCTGCTCGATTCCTTGTTGATGTCCTTCAGCGCCGCCGACAGCCCTGTCGTGTCGCCGCCGATCTCTACGGTGATTCCCTGGATCTTGTCCGCCATGTTCCGTCACTCCCTCCGTCCGTATTTCTCCCGGAGCTTCTCCCTCTCCGGTTCCGTCTGCTCGAGTGTCCAGCATTTTTCAAGGTACTCCCGTCCGCTCTCCGTCTCCTCGCATTTGTGGATCAGCGCGTCCCGGAGGAGCACCCGGTAGGTATAATAACAGAGGTCGTCGACCTCAAAAATGGAGATGCGCGCGTAGTCGGCGACGAGCTTTTCCGCGCGTGTCTCGGTGTCATAGTGTCCCGCACCGTCCGACGAAGGATAGTACGGGAGCGTCAGTTTTTTGCGTCGGCGACCTTTCCGCGGATGAATGCCATGTATTCGAGCATGATGTCCCGGATCGCCGTGATCGGCACCTGCGCGAGATCGTCCTCCGTCACGGGATGGCCCTCCCGGTTGTACGAGAGGATCTTCGCGAGGATCCGGTAGCTCTCCGTCATGTCGGCCCGCTCGACGTTCAGCCCTCCCAGCTCTTCGATGATCCGCTTCGTGGCGGGGAGCACGTGGATCTGCTCCCCGTCCGTCAGCTCGATCTCCAGCGTGGGGATCTGTGCGGTTTTCAAACTCAGCATGGCGCCCTCCGTCAGGTCGACAGCTGCGGGATCGTCTCGTCGATCTGGATGAGCGTCCCGTCGTTGTCGTGCGGGAAGGCCGTGAATTCCGCGTCGACCACGGTCTCGGTGTCGGAGGCAAAGGCCAGTTCGAAGCCCGCCTGGTTCTTGCCGACGATCGTGACGCGGAGATCGCCGTCTTCCTCGTCCGGGTGCACGAAGCGGATGACATACCGCTTTCCGTCGTCCGTGCCGCCGCCGATCTTCAGCGTGCGCTTGCCCGTCGCGGAGCTCGTCGCTGGCGTCGTGGTCAGCCGCGCGCGGGAGATCAGCTTCTTCAGCGTCTCGCCGTCCCACGTCATGATCCCGGTCTTCAGGGTCGCCTCCTCGTCGGTCGTGATCGCCTTCGAGACGCGGCCCATGTCGTCGATCGCCTTGTAGACGGTCGGCGTGTAGGTCAGCGTCGCGCCGCCCTTGATGTAGCCGAGGCGCTTCTCGTCCGTTTCGATGGTGTTGTCCGCGGGGATCGTCGTGCCGTTGAATTCGTCGATGTACACATAGCCCGATCCGAGCACGATTTTGTTGCTCATGTTCTTCTCCTTTTTTCTGTGATGGTGAAGGTGTACGTGATCTGGTACACCGACTCATAATAATTCCGCTCCTCGTGCTTCCGGGGACTGTACCGCTCGATCATCGCCTCGAGACGGTCCTCGAGTTCCCAGTCCTTCCCGGTCGTGTAGAGCTCCACCGTGACGTCGTCCGCCCGCACCGTCGCGCCGCTTGCCGGATAGGTGTCGGCGCAGGTGATGACGGTGTCCCCGATGTAATAGGCGGCATACGGCGTCATCGGGTTTTCGATGTCGCCGTAGCCGTACAGGATCCCGAGCTCCCCGAGGATTCCCTCGATTGTGTCCTTTGTCATTTCCTCGATTCCTCCGCGATCAGCTCCGGCAGGCGTTTCCGTGCCAGCGCTTCACCGTAGGCGATGTGCGGGTGAGGTTTCGTCATGCCGTGCAGGCGGTGATTCCGGTCGACGATGCGGTGACCGTATTCGAGGAGGTGTGTCAGCCGGTAGTGCGGCGCTTTGACATACCACCGCACCCGCTTGTTCATGTCGTCCTCGAAGACGGTCTTCAGCGCGAACGCCTTCTCGTATGCGCCCGTCCGCCGCTTGAAGGCGGTGTGCGCGCGGATCTCGTCGTTCATCTCCGCCGCCGTCCGGTCGACCGCCCGCTTGACCGCCGCGCCGGTGCCCTTCACATAGCCCGCGAGCGCGTCCTCGACTGCCGATCCGACTGCGTCGATCGTGACCTTCTCAGGCATGCACGCCGGCCCTCCTCTCGCAGTACAGCTCGCACCATACGCCGTCCCGGTATGTCCGGTAGATCGCGAGCACCTCGCCCGTGTGCGTCGTCAGACGGTCCTCGCCGTGGTAGTATTCTCCCCGGACCGTGTAGCAGGCCGAGGGTTTGAGCCCGACCGCCGCGGCCTGGAAGAACTCCCGCTGCGTGATCTCCGTCTTCCGCGCCGGAACGCGCTGCCCGCCGATCGTGACGGAGGTGTGCAGGATCGATGCCGCCATCAGCCCTCACCCTCCTCCTCATTCAGCGTGTAGTCGTGCTTCATGGAGGCGCGGAGAGCGGTGAAGCACTTTTCCCACCGCTCTCCGTCCGGTTCCGTCCAGCCGTAGGCCTTCACGTAGAACCGGACCGCCTGCTCATAGCGCGGATGATTCTCGACCGGTTCCGGAACTCCCGCGGCCTTCAGATCGGCGGAGCAGGAGTCGACCAGCAGCCTCAGCGTGTTGTCGAATGAATCGTCGTCCGCCGCGATGGAAGCAGCTTCCCGCGCGACGTCGAGGATCGTGTTATTGCCTGCCATGCTCCGCTCCTCTCACTTAAGTGCTCGCCTTGAGCTCGGCGAAGGCCTTCGTGGTCATCGGCTTGCCGTCCGCGAGGGTCCACGCGGCATAGTCGGTCTTGCGCGCGAGGACGTGCTCTTCGTAGTGGATCTCCACGTCGGCGGCGACGTTGGATACGTACCCCTTGCCGAAGTTGCCGATCACTAACTTGCCCGCTGTCACGCCGTCCTCGGCCTTGACGGGAAGACCGAACACGCGTCCCACGCCGGAATCCGTGACGTCCGGAATGAAGATCGGGC